AGACCCTCTACATCGAGAACACCGGCCCTGAGCGCCTGACCCTCGAGGTCTGTGACCGCGCGACCAACCGCCACGGCCAAGCGAAGGGCAACCGCCGCTACCTGAAGCTCGGCAGCGTGCGGGACGCCGGGCTGGTGGGCGCCATCCAGCCCCGCCAGGAGGTCACCGCCGAGGAGGCGGCCTTCCTCCGCAAGCGGCCGGCCTTCAAGGCGCTGGTCGACACCGGCACCATCCGGGCGGTCTGAGCCTGTGTCCACCGTCGCGCTGGTGGAGCAGCTCGCCCCGGAGGTCGCTGGTGACCACCGGGTGAGCACGTTCCTGACGCTCGCGCTCGCGCGCGTCGACGCGACCGCGTGGGGCACCCTCTACACCCAGGGGGTCGCGCTCACCGCGGCGAAGATGCTGCTGGCGGCCCCGGTCGACGGCGGCGACGACTTCGGCCACGCCGACCCCACCGCCAAGCAGGTGAGCCAGACCCGCCGCGAAAAGGCGGTGAAGCGCATCACGGCGCAGCTCGACGACCTGGCGGCGCAGCTCGACCGCGGGGGCCCCTTCGCCCTCTGCGTGTAGGAGGCCGCCGTGTCGCTCCAGACGCCGGCCGGGGTCAAGCCCTTCATCGCGCGCATCGACCCGGCGCTGACCGACCAGGACGCGCTGCTCACGACGCTCATCGCGGGCGCGGAGGCGGCGGCCGCGTGGTACTGCGGCTGGACCCCGCTCGCGGCGGGGACGCCGTGCACGATGGCGAGCAACAGCCGCACGCTCTGGACCCACCGCGGGCTCGCCAAGGTGCGGCGGCTGGACTCCCGCCGCCTGCGGCTGCCCCTCTGGCCGGTGACGACCATCACCAGCGTGCACCAGTCCACTGCCTGGACCTGGGACAGCGGCGCCCTGGTGGGCGCGGGGGACTACGTGCTCGACGGCGACGAGGGCCTCCTGGTGCTCAAGAGCGGCGCCGCTCTGACCGACGGCTGGTCCCCCGACTTCGGCGCCGTCCGCGTCATCGCTGTCGCCGGCTTCGGCGACAGCGCGGGCATCGCGACCGACGACCTGCTCGCTGAGGCGCTCGCGCTGGCGGTCGCCCACCGGTACAACACCCTCGCCCACCTGGGCGAGCAGTCTCGGTCCGTGGCCGGCGCCTCGCAGTCCTTCCGCGCGGAGTTCCTCCCCGAGAGCGTCCGCGGGCTGCTGACCCCCTACCGGCTGCCCCGCGCGCCGAGGTGGCCGACCAACCGCGAGGCCGCCGCCGCGAAGCGCGCCGCCGCCGCCAGCGAGGGCCGCTGATGGCGCTGACGCTCGACCAGCTCGCCGCCCGCCTGCGCGACGTCGCCCCGCAGCAGCTCCGCGCGGGGGTGCGCGACGCGCTGGGCGGGCTCGCGCTGCTGATGGAGGTCCGCGCGAAGCAGTTCGCCACCTCGCGCCTTCGGCGGCGCTCGGGCGCGCTGGCCGGCTCCATCCAGGGAAGCCGCTCGGAGGGCGGTGCGGGGCTGGCTGCGCGCCTCGCCGCCGGGGGCGCGGGTGTGGCCTACGCCCGGCTCCAGGACGCGGGCGGGGTGGTCGAGGCGAAGGGGAAGAAGCTGGCGATCCCCCTGCCCATGGCCGAGACCCCAAGCGGGCTGCCACGCTACAGCTCGCCGCGCGACGTCCCCGGGCTGTTCTTCTTCACGAGCAAGGCCGGCAACACCATCGGCGCCACCCGGGACGGCCCCGGGCTCACCCCGCTCTTCGTGCTGAAGGAGCGGGTGCGCATCGAGGGCACCGGCTTCCTGAGCGACGCCTTCGCCGAGGGCCAGGCCGCCCTGCCGGAGCGCCTCGCCCGCGTGGTGCGGGCCGCCCTGGGCCCCGGGGGTGCCGCGTGAGCACGCGAGAAGCGGACATCCTCACGCGCGTCGAGACGCTGCTGAAGACCATCAACGGCGCCGGCGGCTTCAACTACGACCTCTCTGGGGACCACGCGGTGCGCTGGGGCGACCTGAACCCGCTGCCGGGGCTCCAGGCCCAGGTCTGCATCTGGGGCGCCAACGAGGCCAGCGTGAACGGCAACACCTGGGGGGCGGTCGCCAGCGACTTCGCCATCACCCTCTCGGGCTACGTGCGCAGCGGCCCGGACACCCCCCGCCAGCGCGTGCTCAACGCCTGCAACCTGCTGGCCGACCTCCGGAAGCTGTTCTTCTCGAACAAGCGCCTGGGGTCGGGCCTCTCCCGGGACGTGCTCTTCGGCATCCAGGCCTTCGACGGGCAGCTCCTCTACCCCGGCTACGGCGCCATCTTCGGCACCATCACCGTCGCCCACGAGGAGCGGTTCGCGTGAGCTGGTACTCCGACAAATGGGACCACCGCGTCTACTTCACCGTGCCCAGCGCCGGCGGCACCGGCGCCCGGGACACCACGGCGACCATCCCGGCGGACTTCGACCACTACTTCGCGAACAGCCTCGCCAACGGCTACGACACGGTGCTGACGAAGGCCGATGGGTCGACCGTGCTCGACTTCCAGCGGGCGGGCTCCTGGAACCACGCCAACCGCGTGACCACCCTGGAGATCGACGGGCTGGACGTCACCACCGGCCAGGCGACGGGCTTCTGGCTCTACTACGGCAACAGCGCGTCCGTCACAGACCCGACGACCGGCATCACCTTCAGCAGCCTGGAGACCGCGCAGCTGGAGCAGGGCGAGCCCGGGGACGTCCAGGTCGAGGCGAAGCTGGAGCCCGCCGGCGAGACCACCATCTCTCAGGAGGTCGCGAAGGCCCCGGCGGATGTGCTCGACGTCTACTGGTTGCTCGACGACCTGCTGGGCGACCGGGTGCAGAAGTCCGGCGGGCGGCGGCGGCTGGAGGAGGTCGAGCGGGTGGTGCTCAGCGCCCACCAGGCCAACGGCGGCGACCTCACCGCGCTGCGGGACCTGACGGCCACGCGCCTCTTCGTCGACGCCGCGGGCCAGACCTGGTGCAAGACCCGGGTGATCGCCGGCACCGACGCCAACGACTACGAGCTCCGCCTGACGGTTGTGACCACGGGCGGCCAGACCCTCACCTGTCGCGCACGCCTGCGCGTCAACCTGCCTTCGGAGGCCTGACATGGGCATCATCCACGGCTGGGGCGCCAGCCTCGCCTTCGGCAAGGAATCGACCTGGGCCACCCCGGTGACCTTCCTCGACGCGCGACCGGGCATGCAGATGGGCCTGCGTCGCAACTTCCCGCTGACCCGGCGGCCCAACTACGTGGGCCGCGGCGGCAGCGCCACCGGCCGGAAGTTCGACCTGCTGCGCGAGGAGGCCGGCGGCCCCTTCCGCGTCGAGGCCAGCTACCAGGGCATCGGCTACCTCCTCGAGCACTTCCTGGGGAACAGCTCCAGCGCGGGCGGTGGGCCCTACACCCACACCTACAAGCTCGCGAAGGCCCCGCTGGGGAGCCTGACCTGCCGGCAGATTCTCGGCTTCGACGAGGACGGCAACGGCTTCCAGGAGGACTTCGCGGGCTGCAAGATCTCCAAGATGAGCCTCATCTTCCCCCGGGAAGGGGCCGCCACCCTCGAAGGCGACATCCTCGCGAAGACCGCGTCGGCGCGGGCGGCGGCGGTCAACCCGACCATCGGCACCGAGGACACCATCCTCCTGCCGAACGACGGCGGGACCCTCAGCTGGAACAGCCGGACGGTGAACCTCAAGGAGCTGCGCCTGGTCATGGACCGGCGGATGCAGCGCCGGTACCAGTTCGGCGCGAACACCATCATCGAGCCGCTCTCGCAGTACCCCATCGGCATCACGCTTCGGGGCGTCTTCGAGTACGTCGACAACAACCTCTACAACGACGCCATCGCGGGCACCGAGGACGCGGCCACCTGCGTCTTCACCGGGGCGGGCAACAGCCAGCTCACCATCACCGCCCACCGCGCGAAGCTCAAGCCCCTGAGCATGTCCGACACGCCCAACGTGCGCGAGAAGACCTTCGAGTTCGAGGTCTTCAGCGACGGCACGGACGAGGGCATCGAGCTGGAGATCATCAACGACCAGGCCAGCGCCATCGCGGCGTAGCCGTCCCGGCCGCGCCCTGGCGGCCTTCCCTCCCCACCCTGAGGCCCCTCCGATGCCTGACTCCCCCCTCGACCTGCTGACCGACGGCATGGCGCCTGCGGTCTACACGCACACGCTGGTCTCGGGGGCGCGCCTCCACTTCCGCTACGGGCCCGCCGACGCGGCCGACCTGCTGGAGTTCGGCGCGGCGGTCTTCCTGCTGTCGCAGGGCGCGGGCCCGGTGCTCCAGGGGCTGGCGCAGGCGCGGCGGGCGCAGCGCGACCCGGTCACGGAGATGGAGCGCCTGGTGAAGCGCTACGGCGCGGCGGCGATGCGGGAGCCTGCGATGCAGGTGAGCGCGCTGCTCGCGGCGGGGGTGCAGGCGTTCGGCGCCGAGCTGGACGACGGCGAGGTCACCTGGGCGGCGGTCCGCTTCACCGTCTACCCCGACCGCGTGGACCGGGGCGCCTCGCCCCCGGTGCTGCCGGTGGGCAGCATCCCGCAGGGCGTCCGCAAGCCCCTGGCGGCGGCCATCGACGAGAAGACCGAGGGGGAGGGTGTCTCGGCCACCCTCCGTCGATTTCGCGCGGGAGCCGCGGCTGACGGCGCTGCTGAGCGAGCTGATGGAGACGCTGCCGGGGACGCCCCCGGTGGCGGTCCTGGCCCTCTCCTCCCTGGACAAGGGGCTGTGCCTCCTCGTGAGCCAGCACCGGCGGCGGCGGGAGGCTGACATGATGCGGCGCATCCAGGCCGGCGGCGGGATGCTCTTCCCTACCTACAGCGTGCGGGGGTGACCGATGTCGGGTGAAGTGGTCGAGTTCTTCCTGCGGGTGAGTGGCACCGATGAGGCGGCCGGCGGCGTCAAGCAGCTGGGCGACGTCACCGGCATCACCGCAGACGAGGCGAAGAAGCTCACCGGCGCGCTGGGCGAGGTCAGCGACGCCGAGAAGCGCCTCATCGCGCAGATGAAGGGCGCCGAGGCGGCCGCGAAGGCGCGTGCCGACATGCTGGGCCTCACCGTGGCCGAGTACAAGCGGGTCCAGGCCGAGTTGAAGAAGGTGACGGCGGCGGAGCAAGAGGCCGCCGAGGCGACGGCGAAGACCGGCGACGCGGCCGGGAGCTCCGCGCTGAGCTGGTCCTCGATGGTGGCGGCGACGAAGAAGGTCCCCCCGCAGCTCAAGGCCATCACCGCCGCCGCGACCGTCGCCGGCGGCGCGATGCTGAAGCTGACGAAGGAGGTCAACGACTTCATCAACGGCATCAACGACTTGTCCATCCGGACGGGCTTCAGCAGCGAGACCCTGGTAGGACTGAGTGGCGCGGCGGCGGCGACCGGCGAGAGCCTGAACTCGCTCAACGGACCCCTGCAGGAGTTCACCGGGCGCATCGCCCAGGCCGCGGAGGGCAGCGGCGCCGCCTTCGATGCCTTCGACGACCTGGGGGTCGGCCTCTTCGACGTCGCCGATGGCAGCCTCCGCAGCGTCGACGACATCCTGGCAGCCATCCCCGGGAAGACCGACCGCGCCACCGCCGCGGTGGCGGGCTTCGGGAACGAAGGCGCCAAGCTGGCCCAGGCGCTGGCGGGCGGGTCGGTGGCGCTGGATGAGTGGACGGCGAAGGCCGCCCGCGCCGGCGTCGTAGTCGGTGGCGACGCGGCGAAGGGCGCCGCGGAGTTC